GAACTGAAATACTATAAAGCTGTTGCTACACATATTAAAAAGGTGGCTACCAAGCTCGGCATCAAGATTGTCTGGGGTGGAGATTGGAAGTCGTTCATTGATGGCCCTCATTTCGAGTTGAGTAAATAATGCCTCTAGTTATACATTTCTTTTTAGAGCTTTGGGAGCTGATTAAAAAGGTTCCACTAAAGGTTTGGATTAGCGTTGCGTTACTCTTAGGCATTCTGTACTACGGACACAAGCGCTATGACGAAGGATACCAAGACGCAGAGGCAGAGGCAGCAATTGAGCTTGCCGCAGAACGCGCACTTGCTGAAGAGGCTCGTAGGAAGCTTGAACAGAAGTACAATGAACAAGCAAAGCAGTTTATTACTGAAAGGAATAAAGAGTATGAAAAACGCGATAAAGTTATTGCTAATTGGCAGTCTGGTAGGCTGCGCCTCAAAGCCCGTTTCGTTCAGCAAGCCTGTCCCGCCAGCGGAGATAATGGAGGAACAGAAGCCGGACTTCTTGGAGAGGATGTGCAATTTCTTATTCGAGAAGCCACAAGAGCAGACGCAATCGTGCGGCAGCTCGCAGCCTGTCAAGGACTAATTAAGAATGACTACGAAGCAACGCAGTGACTTTCTGGATAGCATGGGTAGATATAAAACCCAGAGCCTGTTCCTAGAGACAGCCTACGACCCAGAAGCCTTTTTTACATTTGATGACGTAGACAAGGTGTATAAGGGTAAGACATACACAAGCCTAAAGCGCCTGTATCTAGAAATGGAAGACGTAACAGAGTATGCCTTTGCCGACGCACATCTGGCTGGCTGGAATCACTGGAAGAAGATTTGTGGTAACGCAGACCTCCGCAAAGAGATTGAGGCGTGGAGAGAAGAGCTAGAGCTGAAACTTACAGCTCGCCACTTGAAACAAATTCAAAAGCTTGCGGAAGACGGTAATTACAATGCTGCAAAGTATATGGCAAACAAGGAATACGGAACAGGTAAGGGCCGTCCGAGTAAGGCCGATAGGGAGGGCGCTTTGAAGAAAGCGGCTATGATTGATACAGAAACCAAAGAAGAAAGCGCACGAATCCTGTCGCTTGTAAAAGGAAATAGCAATGGCTAAACTTACATTAAATGATTTGTCAAGCGGTAGCTTCACAGTTGACCTGCTCAATGCCAACTTCACCGCGATTGAAACTGCTATGGAGAATACGCTGTCGAGAAACGGCTTGGCTCCTAACTCGATGTCTGCTGCTTTGGACATGAATGGCAATCGCATTCTGAACCTGCCGACAGCTGGCTCTAACAATGAGCCTGTTACATACGGACAGTTGCTTGCTCTTGGAACGCTTAACCTGTACACACCTGAGAATCATGTGCACACATGGGCAAGCATTACTGGCAAGCCTAGCACCTTCACTCCGTCTGCGCACACACATGTCAAGAGCGACGTGACTGACTTGGTGAGTGACCTGACATCCCTTGATACACGCTTGGATACGCTGGAAGCTGAGCCTAAGATTTGGGTTCAGTCTGGAACACCCACTGCAGTTGCTGGTCGTGAAGACCTCTGGTTCTGGTGACTTATGGCAGGTACACGCTGGAATGGTTCCTCGTGGGCAAGCATATCAACCAAGAAGCGCTGGAATGGCTCTACATGGGTTGACCTGACAATTGCAAAACGATGGAATGGTAGTGCTTGGGTGGACTTGTTTGCAGCAACACCACTGGCTCTAGGCAACACTACAGCAGACTTTACAGACACGCTAAGTTGCGATAACCCCACGGGTTCATGTCCTATCAATGATTCGCAATCAGATGTGGTGGTTTACAACATAAGCGGTGGAACATCGCCTTACACTGTAACTGCAGTTGTTTCTGATGGCCCCGCCCTAGCTATCGCAGTGGATAACGTAGCTAAGACAATTACGGCCTCCACTACAGTTGGGCGCAATGACTCTAAGACTGGTGAGATTAAAGTAACGGTTACAGACTCCGCAGGAACTCCTGCAGTTGTTGACTTCTACTTGCCGTTCTCATTTACATATGTATATACGGAAAGTGGTCAAGGCCCTCCGTTTGAGCCTGAATTTCCGCCATCGGAGCAACAATGAGTTTAACACAAGACGAGATTAGACAAGCAGCTGAGTCAGATTTAGAGGTGTTTATTGGGCTGGTAGCTCCTCACCTCTTGATTGGCGAATGCCACAGAGAACTAATTCGCTGGTGGACTAGCTCGACACGCAAAGACAACGTAATGGTTTTGTTGCCTCGTGGTCATTTGAAGAGCATGTTAATTGCGTACAAGACCGTCTGGGAGCTCACCAAAGACCCCACGGAGACAATCCTGTACGTGTCTGCTACCGCCGACCTTGCAGAGCAGCAGCTGGCCTTGATGAAGAATATTCTAACTAGCAAAACCTATCTCAAGTATTGGCCTGACATGGTGCATCCGCAGGAAGGTAAGCGAGAGAAGTGGAGCCTGAGTGAGATTTGTGTTGACCATCCACTTCGCAAGAAAGAGGGCATTCGTGACCCTTCGATTAAGACGGCTGGCCTAACTACAAACATCACGGGCTTCCACGCAACAAAGGTGAAGCTGGACGACGTGGTGGTTCCTAAGAATGCTTACACAGAAGACGGACGACAGGCAGTGGCAGCTATTATTAGCCAGATTGCTTCGATTAAAGTTCCTGACGCTACGATGGATTGTGTGGGCACTCGCTACCACGGAAAAGACCAATACACTACGTTTCTCAAGCAAAGCTACTTTGTGTACGAGGACGACGATAGCGAAGACCCGACTAACGAAGAGTATGTCTGGGATAGCTACATTAAGGTTGTAGAAACAGATAATGAGTTTTTGTGGCCTAGAGCTCGCCGCGCTGACGGAAAGCGCTTTGGCTTTGATAGGAACGTCCTGAGCAAGATTAAGGCAGAGTATGAAGACAAAACGCAGTTCTATGCGCAGTATTACCAAAACCCTAATGACCCATCCAACCTTCGTATTTCCACCGACAAGTTCCAATACTTCGATGTCAAGCATGTTACAAATGAGCCAGATGGCTGGTATTTCAAAGACCGCCGAATTAATGTCTTTGCTGCTATCGACTTTGCGTTTTCAACAAAGGCAAAAGCTGACAGCACTGCTATTGTGGTTATTGGCATGGATAGTGAGTCCAACATCTACGTACTGGATATTGACAGGTTTAAGAGCGACAGGATTAGTGACTACTTTGGCGCGATTCTAAGGATGTACCAAAAGTGGGGCTTTAGAAAGATTCGATGCGAAGTGACTGTGGCCCAGCAGGTAATTGTCCGAGACCTAAAAGAGAACTATATTTCTCGACAGGGCCTTAGCTTAATAGTTGATGAATATCGCCCAAGCAGACACGAAGGTAATAAGCAAGAGCGAATTGCTGCTACGCTTGAGCCTAAGTATGACAATCTGAAGATGTGGCATTGTAAGAGTGCTAATACTTCCGCTTTGGAAGAGGAGTTGATGCTTGAGAAACCGCCACATGACGACATTAAAGATGCTCTGACAGCGGCTGTGGATATTGCCACGCCCCCGATGAACAGAGGGAACAAAATGAAAAAAACTAATGTATTGCAATTTAATAGCCGATTTGGAGGCGTAGCCGCATGAGTGTTAAAGTAGCTGAAATTAAGAACATCCTACAGCCTCACAGCTTGGCTAGTGAAGTTGCCTATATGTGGGATAATCTCACTACTCAGCGCCGTACTTGGGTGTCTGAGAAAGAAGAGCTGCGTAACTACATCTTTGCTACTGACACCACCAAAACTACCAATAGCCAGCTTCCGTGGAAGAATAAAACCACAATTCCGAAGATTTGTCAAATTCGTGACAATCTTCATGCCAACTATGCTTCCGCCCTGTTCCCTAATGACAACTGGTTTAAGTGGGAAGGCTACTCTAGGGATGCCGTGACGAAGCAGAAGCGGGAAGCTATTGAGTCGTACATGGGCAATAAGATTAGAAACAGCAACTTTAGAACTGAAGTTTATAAGCTTTTGTATGACTTTATTGACTATGGCAATGCCTTCTGGGATATTGTTTTTGTCAACGAAAGCCACAAAACAGAGGATGGCGAGGTGATTCAGGGCTATCGCGGCCCCAAACTGAAGCGCATTAGCCCCTACGATATTGCCTTTAATCCTATGGCATCTAGCTTTAAGGATAGCTATAATATTGTCCGTACCCTAAAAACTGTGGGCGAGCTCAAATGGGAGCTTGACAACATGCCAGAATTAGGTTATAATAAGGATATAATTGAAGAAGTAGACAAATATCGTAAAACCCTAGGTGCTTATGCTACAGAGGATGTTTCTAAGGCTGTTGCTCTTTCTGTAGATGGCTTTGGTAATTTCTACGACTACCTGCAAAGCGGCTATGTCGAGGTGCTGGAGTTTGAGGGCTCGATAAATAACAAGGATACTGGCGAATACCTCCAGAACGTCCTGATTACGGTTGTAGACAGGGCAAAGGTTATTCGTGTAGTCCCCATGCCCTCATGGATGGGCAAGACCACCAAGGGGCACGTAGGCTGGAGAATGCGCCCTGATAACCTGTATGCTATGGGCCCATTAGACAATCTGGTTGGTATGCAGTACCGCATTGACCATCTGGAGAACCTGAAGGCTGACGCAATGGACTTGGCTGTGCACCCGCCTCTGGCGATTACAGGCAATGTCGAGGAGTTTGAGTGGGGCCCGTCGGAACTGATTTATATTGGTGAGGGCGGCAATATTCAAGAGCTGGGCAAGAGTTTGCAGGGTGTAATGGCAGCAAACAACGAAATCATTATGCTTGAGCAGAAGATGGAGGAAATGGCTGGTGCTCCGAAACAAGCTATGGGTATTCGTACACAAGGCGAGAAAACAGCCTACGAAGTGCAGACCCTTGAGCAAGCAGCTTCCCGAATCTTCCAGAACAAGATTACGCACTTTGAGATTGAATGTATTGAAGACGTGCTTAACAAGATGTTTGAGTCGGCCCGTAGAAACATGGATGGTGCTGATTTGATTAGAGTTATTGATAATGATATTGGTGTGATTCAGTTCATGGAAATCACAAAGGATGACATTACTGCTTCTGGTAAGCTTCGTCCTATTGGCGCAAGGCACTTTGCTGCACAAGCCACCATTATTCAGAACATTAGCAACTTTTACCAGTCTGCTGTTGGTCAAGACCCGTCGGTTAGGGCTCACATCTCTGCTAAATCAATTGCTAAAATGTTTGAAGAATATCTTGGCCTTGAAAGATTTAAGTTGTTCCAAGAGAATGTAAGAGTGTATGAAGATGCTGAAACACAACAGCTTGTTCAGGAAGCACAGATGCAGCTAGAAGAGCAAGCCCTCACACAAACAGAACCACCATTACCGCCAGAGATGACACAAGGACAAATGTAAATGGCTACTAAGTTAACAAAGAAGCAAACAAAGGCTGTGCTTTCTGATGCAAAGAAGCTTCGGGCCCGTGATAAAGCTAAAGCTGCGGAACGGGGTAAAAAGCTTACCCTGTCCAAAAACTTTAAGCCGACAGTTCCTGCCCGTACTCCGCCGAAGGATACTAGCAAGCGACCTTCCAGTCGTGCTTATGCCAACAATCGTGGCGTTATTGACTCCTTGGTTGAGCCAGAAAAGGTTCCTGTAAACAATCCCTCTACAATGAGTGGCAGCAGAAACTCTCAGCGCCAAGCCTTTAGTGAAAACAAGACGGGCATTTCCAAGAATTACAAGGTGGTTGATGGAAAGATGGTGGAGATTGACGAAGCTGAATGGAAGAAAGCTGCTCAAAAGTTTGTCAAGCAAGAGGGCACTGGCAAAGGCACTATTAAGAAGGGCCAGACAGTTGCAAATGCTCCTAAACCCAGCAGAGCCGACGTTATCAAAGGCGCTGTTGCTAAGGTGCAGGGCAAGCGTGGTTTGGGCGGCGACCTGAGCGCAGCAGAGCGTAAGATGGCTCGTGAGGGCAATGCCCCAGCTAGAGCTCCTGCTACACCGCCAACTCCGAAACCAGCTGCTCCTGCTGTCACAGAAGCTCCCAAAGCTCCCGCAACCTCAGCTGCTCCTAAGATGACCCGTGCCGAGCGTAGCGCAGCTAACAAAGCCAAGCATGTCGAAGTGAGGGCTGCTGAAGAGAAGAAGTGGGCAGAACAAAAAGCTGCTAAAAAGGCTGGCGCTGCTAAGGCCCCAGCTAAAGTTAAGGCTACTACTACAAAGCCAGCAGCTCCGGCAAAAACAGCGGCTACTCCCGCAGCTAAGAAGCCTGTTGCTGCTAAACCTGTAAAAGTGGCCCCGACTCGTAAAGCTAAACCACAAACTGCAAAACCCGAAGCTGCAAAGGCAGTTCCTGCAAGCAGCGCAGCAGCTCCGGCTACTGCAGCTCCTAAAGCTGGAATCTTAAGCAAGTTGAAGGGCATCACAAAAAATGTATTCTCTCTGAAAGCCGCTGGCGCTGAGATTGGTGGTAATTTTGCTGCTAATGCAATTCGTGGCGATGGCAAATCCTCCGCAAGAAACATAGTTTCCACAGTAGTAGATGATGCTACTACAGGATATGCGGTTGGAAGACAATACGGAGCTTTGGCTGGTGCAGCAGTTGGGCTTGTACGTGGCGCAAGCGCAGAAGGAAAACGAACTGGTAAAGCCCCTCTTGCTCTGCCGACAACTCCAAGTCAAGGTGGTACATTTGGAGGCAAGAAGCCAGCTATGGGTGGCAGCGTTGGCCCAAGAACCCGTGGTGGGGCTAGAGGCGTTTCGCGTACTTCTGGCGCATCTACCGCTGCCGCTGCACGTCCTGCGACTACAGCAAAGCAAGGTGTTTCCGGCTTTGGCGCTGCCTTTAAGCAAGCTAGACAGGCTCGATTGAGTGGTAAGGCTGGAGATACATTTGAGTATGCTGGCAAAACATACACAAGCTATCAGAAAGGCGAACAACCTAAAGTTGCAGCTCCGAAAGCCGCTGCTCCTGAAATGCCGAAGTCTGCTGCTAGAGCTTCTTGGAATGCCAGTAAAGCAACTGATATGGGCACTATTGAAATTAGTAAGCCAGCTAAAAACAATCAAATGCAGCAATCAATTAGCGCAATGCAATTGGAAGACCAGTTCAAGAAGAGAAAAGGGCCTCGATGAAAACTTCTTGGCTAAAGGGAGCAAAGACTCCCGAAGCAAAGAAAGAACGTAAGGCACTTGTACAGGCAGCATTGCCAACACTAAAAGTATTAAAGGAAATTCTAGAAGACGAACTAAACAATTTGGAGGACAATGAGTTAAAAAGCGATGTATACAATGCGTCCAATTGGGCGTATCTACAAGCCGATATTAACGGCGCTAAACGAACTTACCGAAAGGTAATTGACCTATTACCAATTGAGGAATCCAAATGAGTGAAGAAAACCTTTTTGCTGAAGTTGCGGCGACCCCCGAAGCTACAGCAGTCCCCCAGACACAACAGCCGTCCTTACCAGAGGAAGTTATGGCGTTAGTTGGTACTGGAAAGAAGTACGCAACAGTCAATGACGCTTTGAAAAGTGTTCCGCATGCACAATCGCATATTGCACGTCTTGAACAAGAAATGCAAGAGCTTAGGGAACGAGCAGCACAAGCAAAGGCCATTGACGATGTGTACGAAGCATTGACATCACGCCAACAAAGTGAGCAAGCACAGACCATGCAAGCTCCGATTGTAGACGAAAGATTCATTGATGCAGTGCTTGAGCGTAAGCTCGAAGAGCAAAAGCGAAGTGAAGAGAAACGTACCAATATGAGTAAGGTGAAAGAAGTTCTTACATCCAAGTTTGGCGATAAAGCTGCTGAAGTTTTCAAGAAGAAAGCGGAAGAGCTTGGAATTAATGAAGGCTTCCTCACTGACCTCGCAGCTAAGTCTCCTGTAGCAGCCCTCGAATTATTCGGGGCAAATGCCAAGGAAAAGGTAGCTTCAGCAGTACCTAGCGGCTCTATCAATCCACAAGCTTTTGTCCAAAACCAACAACCTGCTCCTCCAAAGGCTGTAATGGCTGGCGCTTCAACATCTGATTTGTTGAGTGCTTGGAGAGCAGTTAATCCTCTTAACAATCCATAAGGAAAACATATGCAACTTACTACCAATACAGCGGCTTTTATTGAAGCCCAGCAGTATTCGCAGTTTATTCTTGCGAACCTGCACGACGGCCTTTTGCCGTCTACGTTCTACCGTAACGTCAGCGACTTTCCGGCTGGTACTACCCTGAACATCAAGGTCGTTGGCGCTGCCACCGTCCAAGACGTTGAAGAAGACAAAGCCGTCACCTACAACCCGATTGACACCTCGACTGTCACACTGGCTATCACCGACTACATTGGTGATGCTTGGTATGTGTCGGACGTGCTGCGTCAAGACGGTGCTCAAATCGAACAGCTGATGGCTATGCGTGGTGTTGAATCCACCCGTGCCATTCAGGAAGACTTCGAATCGAAGTTCCTGAAAGTTGCTGGTAT